GGAAGGCAGGGGAGCAAGCGAAGTGCTTATCCATCACCCGACTACTCTTTTAAAATATATTTAGCTTTTATGTCATCAATAATCATTTCTGGATATTGAAGAGTTTGCCATCTGTGACCACATTCAAGACATAATCTGCGTCTTAAAATAATATGTTTTCTGTTTCTTTCTGATCTGATAACTTTTTGATCGGTGTACTCAACACAAACAGGACATTTAATCCAAGTTAGACGTTTCATTAATTGTTCTTATTTTTATGTTTGCACCAGTTTCAGATTCTGTTTCACAGTACTTTTTGACAGCGTGTAAAGATACAACTTGGCTATCGTCAGCAAATGCGGATTTAGTTAGACTATCCAGTAATGCTCTGCAATGTTTGTCCAGATCACCTTTGTTTTTGTTGGTGATATACACAGGGGCAGCTTGACGCACCATGCCATTTGGGAGATAGTGCTTTTGCGGCCTTTTAAAAAAGAAACTTACCTCTATTTCAACTGGTTCTAATATTATATCGGTCACAATCAACTTCGCCCTCATTTCCACCTGTTTTCGCCATGATTTTAGACGTTTACTTGTCTCAACCATTATTCCATTGCCAACGTGTTTTTTCCATGCCTTTTACAGAAATAATATATTCCATAGAAAATGAGTTTTATTCCAGAGAATACCCCATTCATAGCTTTGCCAACAGCATTAAAGGGCAAAGTAACACCATTTCAGCTATCAGTTCTATGGGTTTTGCAGAGCTATTATCCAAACATTTGGCCTAGTTATCAGACCATTTCTAATGATGCAAAGATGTCAAGAGACAAAGTTATTAAGACTGTTGCTGAACTTGTAGAACTTGGTTTGCTCCAAAAGCAATACAGGATCAATGAATATGGTCAAAGAACTAACTGCTACAGAGTCACAATTTGGCATCAATGTAAGACACTTCCTGTACCAGATACCAGTATTCATGCGGGGTCGTTGATACATACTACCCCAGTCGTTGAGAACTACCCCCCCAGTACGCCACAGCGACCCCCCCAGTCGTTGTCAGCGACCCTAACTAAAACAATGTTAACTAAAACAAATAACTATAAAACTTTAGGTAAGAAAAAACCTGTAGATAAATTCTTTGAACCATTCTGGGAAGCTTATAGAAAGATACCTACTTCAATGCGTGTTGTATCACAATCTAAAAAGCTTGCAAAAGCCGAGTTTGGTAAGTTAAGTAAAAAGACACAGGAAAAGATACTTGACTGCTTACAGGCCGATATAAGAGCTAGATCAAAACAATTAAAAAATGATAACTTTACTCCATTATTTCCTGATTGTTTTAGATACCTAAAAAATGGTCAATATGAACAATATTTGTTGACAGTATCTAATAAAAAAACTACATTAGGAAAACCCAAACAAAACACACCCTTTTAACACCATGCCTACTGTTACTATCTGCGGTATGAAACGCAGACATTGTGGACGATTATTTTATTATGGCTATGACCATAAATGGAATCTAATTACTAAAAGAGATACGCTTGAAAAAGCTAAGCGTATGGAAAAGCTTGATATTAAATATGCTCAAGACATTGAGTGGGGTAATTTATAAATGAAAAACTATAAAAGATCGGCTGTTGATCGAGAAGTTACTTTCAACGCACCTAAATACACTTGTTATGCTTGCAATGATACAGGCATTATCAACAACTCAGACAAGTTAATAAACAGCCACTTGCCAGACTATGACATTGATGACAAGGGAAGGCGGTTTTCAGGTCAGGATTTAGCTCTCATATGTTATTGCAATGCAGCTAATCCACAATATGACATAGATGGTCAAATAATCTCTCATGGTTACAGAGATTCAGATGGTCACATAAGAAACAACATTGGTGTAGATATTCCTATCGACATTGTTAGAGACATACACAACATGAGAAAAGAAAGCTGGACAAAAACAGAAAAGCTAATGAACAAACTTATACAAAAAAATATTAAAAACCAAAAAGCTACACTTCCACCAGAAGTCCAAAAAGTAAAAGATCAACTAGCAAACTTTCAAATCAAATCATTATGACTATTAAAAAAATTAACGAAAACCAGATTGAATACTCTTGGCATGAGGACTTTGTAGATGAATTTCGTGAGTGGTTTTTTAGTGATGGCAATGCAAATCCTTTTATCTTTGAAAATTATGATGCTTGGGAACCTCATAACAAAGATGAACCACCTTTTATTGAATTTAAGTTTTTTAGGCCAGACGGCAAAAAAAGCGTAGTGACAATTTTTAATAAAAAGATTTTTGATATTTATGAAGAGGATAATTTTGAGGAAATTTTTGAATCTATTGATTCTCGACATAAAGAAATTACTTACATAATTGAAGATGAATTACAACTTGAGCCATGTAGTTGGTATCAGAGTGTTTTTAAGAAAGTTGGTGGTGTTGATTACCAAGAACTTTTTACAGATTTAGAAACACTTAAACAAATACCAACTGATGAACTACCTAAAGCTGTAAAGAAAAACTGTAAAAAAAGAGCAATAGAGTTAAAAGATTTAGTAGAAAACCATCTTTCTGATGGCTCTAAAGTTTCTGGTTGGGATCGTCTTATAAGTGATTCGATTCAGTATGACGTGCCTTTTTATCCATATATGTTTGAACTTTTACCAGAATTAGGCAAAGCTGCTTTGAGATTTAAGAATGATCCTAGCTATTATGAAAAAGTGAATGAAATTACAAACAGAGAAGCTCGTGAGGCTTTCAAGAAAATCAAATGAAAAATAAAGACTTTAATAGCTTCAACAATGATCGCATTAATGCGCTAAGAAAGAGGATTGATGAACTTATATTCTTAAAAAATAGCTGGGAAAAACAAGGAAAATCGACAAAATCTAGCGATTGACGCTACATTTAGAATAATAAAAATCATAATTTCATAGTGTCTAACGGCAGAACTAGCAAGAATGAGCATGAGTTCAGAGTGAACAAAGTTGCAAAGCTTTTGTCTGTTGGGACTGTTAGATCAGAAATAAGTCAGTTTGCATCAACTGAGTGGGGTGTTAGTCAAAGATCAATAGACAGATATATTCAAGAGGCAACTGTAATCTTGAAGCAAGATTTTGATATTGACCGCAGACAATTTACGGCTGAAGTTCTAGCTCAGTACGCATCACTGGCAAAAGAGGCTAGAAAATCAGGGCAGTTAACAGTGGCTTTGGGTTGTATAAACTCAATGGCAAAGGTCGGTCAGGTGATGTCTTGAGCATATTGAATAGGGAAGGTTCTGTATTAGATCATGTTGGTAGTCGATATGTTGATATTGATACTGATGACTTATTAGATAGGATCAGGGCTGACTTACACCCACCGCAACAACAGTTCTTTGATAATCAAAATGAAATAGTTGGCCTTTCTGCTGGATATGGTGCTGGTAAGACAAGAGCCTTGTGCAGTATGGCAGTTAAGTTAGCTGCAATGAACATAGGCTTTATAGGTGCTGTTATGGAACCAACTGCCCCATTAATTAGAGATATTTGGCAGACAGACTTTGAGTTATTTCTTGAGCAGTATGAGATCCCATATACTTTTAGAGCTTCACCGCTTCCAGAATATACAATCCACTTTAAAGAAGGTGATAGCAAACTACTTTGTAGATCCTTTGAAAATTGGTCGAGGATAATAGGTCTCAATCTTAGTCATGTGTTGGTGGATGAGATTGATGTTGTTAGTCCAGTAATAGCAGACAAAGCCTTCCCTAAAATACTTGGACGACTAAGGGCTGGTAATGTTCGCCAGTTTTGTGCAGCCAGTACACCAGAAGGATTCAGATGGCTATATAACACCTTTGGTACAGATGAAGCAAAGGAGAGAACCGATAGGCAGCTAATTAAGATGAGGACGCAAGATAATCCACATTTGCCTGATGACTTCATAGAACGTATGCAAGCAAACTATGACCCATCAATGTTACAGGCATATCTCAATGGAGAGTTCGTCAATCTAACTACAGGGCAAGTATATGATCGCTTTACTAGAGAAAACAATGTTACCAATATCAAGCCTGAGATAGGACTAGAGCCATTGAGAATTGGTATGGACTTCAACATAGGCAACATGAACGCAGTGATCGGTATTGTACAAAATCAAAAATTGTTAATATTTGATGAGATTAGTGGTAGTCACGATACAGATAGCATTGCCCAAGAGATCAAAGCCAGATACCCTATGAATAAGATTTACATATACCCAGATGCAAGT